ATTTGGGCGAGTTCTTAATTAACATCTTGATTCTGGGCGAGTTAAGTTGATTCTGTCCGTTTTCTTTGGGCGAAACGGTTGGCGTTGAGGCGGTTGGGGGGTTAGATTAATTTATTTTGGTGGTGTAAATCATTCTTCATATATTTGTATATAGGAAAAATTAAAAGCATGAGGAAAGGTCAGATAGATTCGCTAAAGATAATAGTTTGGATGACTATATTTGGGATTAGCCTGCTAAATGTATATTTAATAGTAAAATTAATATTATGGCTAAGCGACAACTATTAGTCCTCTTGGACAAGGAGACTAAATTAGAATTTAAAAAGAAGTGTATGGAACAAGAAATCTGGATGTCTGATGTCGTTGAGGTTTTGGTTCGCAAATGGTTAAATAATCAGAGATGAAAAAAGCAACTAACACAGATTTATCGTGGTCAGAGGATCGCCTCCAGCAAGAAATAGTTATGTGGTTTCACAACAGCTATCCACAGTATCGAGGACTATTGTTTAGTGTACCAAACGGTTTAATGATACTGAATGAGAAAGGTGAGAAGAATTGGACAATGATAAAGCGTTTTAAACGTACTGGTATGTGGAGTGGGGTGTCGGATTTAATTTTGTTGTTTAGTGGGAGGGCGTATTTGATGGAACTTAAACGTCCGGACGGTAAAAACGGTCAATCAAAGGACCAGTTGGATTGGCAGGAAAAGGTTGAATTACAAGGCTTTGACTATAAATTGTTCAATGATTTGTTGGAAATGAAAGAATTTATTACTAATATTGTTGACGGAATTAAAAATAAATGGTAATGCCAAAAAAATCTAATAAAACGGAAGCTTGGGAAGCTCTCAAAGAAAGTATGTTAGGGAAGCATGCAAGAAGGTTTGATGCTGAAATGAGCGACTTAAATGGTGAGGAGTTTATGAATATGTATCTAAAAACGTTAGAGTATGTTGCACCAAAACAACAGAGAGTTGAAACTAAGGATATGACAGACCCTGCAGATCAAGTAATCAGAATAGAGTATATTCAGTCAGAATCTGATAAAGACGACCTTTTAAAGAAGCAGTAAATGGACTTTAAGGTTAGCAATGTTTATAAAAGAACTGAAAGTATTTATAAATCTGGCAAATACAGACAAATAGTTTCATACGGTGGAAGTAGGTCTGGGAAGTCGTATAGCATCTTACAGTTGTTCTGTATATTATTAATGCAGAAACGGAATTTTAAAATAACAGTTTGGAGAAATGAAAAAGTTACATGCAGGGCTACGGTACTTGAAGATTTTAGGAATATTATTTATAGCGATGTTCACATCTATAATCAGTTCGTCGAAAACAAAGCGCAAGCAAGCTTCACTTGCAAGAAGACGGGATCGCGTATCATATTTGAGGGCGCGGACTCGATTGGGAAAGTCCTTGGAATGACACAACACATTTCATTCTTCAACGAAATAACAGAGTTCAATGAAGATGTATATAACCAAATTACTCAGAGAACCAAAGAGCATGTATTTGTAGATTACAACCCATCAAAGAAATTTTGGTTAGACCGCTACCGCACACATTCAAACACAATTTTTATTCAATCAACATTTAGAGATAACCCGTTCTTGGAGCAGGGTATAATTGATAAACTTCTAAGCTACGACCCATCCGTTAAAGAAAACGTAGAGAACGGTACTGCTGATGAATATATGTGGAAGGTTTATGGTTTGGGTGAATTGGCAGAGAAGCCTAATAGAGTTTATAAAGGTTGGGGTACAATAAGTCGTCAAGCATGGAACGAAGAGCTAACTGAATACATTAGCTATTATGGGCTTGACTTTGGATTATCAAATCCAACCGCATTGGTGGAAGTTAAATATGATGGAGACCGCACGTTTTATGTTAGACAGCGTGTTTATAAGTCAAGTCAATCAATGCAGATGCCTATTGCTGAATACATAAAGCAACAATGTCCAGATATTGGCACGGAGGATTTGATAGTATGTGATTCAGCCAAGATGAGCATGGTTGTTGATATGCAAAGTGCTGGATTTATGGCTGTTCCAGCATTGAAAGGTCCGGGTTCTGTGGACAGGGGAATTAACGTGGTTCAAGCCGTAAATGTTGTATATAGTGAGGATTCAAGAGATTTGGATGATGAATATGTTGTTTACAGTTATGTTGTTGATAGGTACGGGTTAGCAACTGATCAAGTTGTTAGGAAAGACGACCATTTGCTTGACGCTTTGAGATATATTATAAGTTATTTGATAAATTATTTGGACATTAAAATTTAGTTTTATAATTTTGGTGACAAATTAGGAATGAATGGGCTTAGACATAACGAGTTGGTTTCGTCGTAACAGAACGGATTTGGTTTATGAACGAACACTAGACGATAATAATTGGTATTTTATTGACGATAACGAGAAATGGTCAGTTGATGAATCCAATCTTCAATACGCACTTAGACATCCAATACTTACTCCTGCCTTACTATTTTTATCAAATCTATTCGCCCAAGCGCGATTCCACGTTGTTGATAAAAAGACAAAGGAAGTCATAGAGGGTCATCCATTGACCAAGTTGTTAGAAGATCCTAACTTCTATCAAAGTAGAATTGACTTTAAAGAATCTGCGCAATTCCTAAAAATAGCGCAAGGCAGAGTAGGTATATGGAAAAAAAGGATTCCTGGGTTTAATGAAATAGACCAACTTTATTTGTTAAGGTCAGATTTGATAACTTTCCCAGAAGGCTATCAAACAAAACATATTTTTAGCAAAAGTAGAGAGGATTTAGGTAAGCAAATAATTACTTATGACAAAGAAAACCTCAATATCAAAATCCCATTAAAAGATATTGTATGGCTGTTTGACTTACCTAACGTCTCCAATAAAAAGAACTTTTTTGAAAATGAAAGTCGCATAACTGGTTTGCATCAAGTATTGAGAAACACTTTAGACACTCAATTAGCTAAAAATATAATTATCAAAACTAATGGCAAGGAGATGATTAGTGGAGATAATGGCGGTGGTCAATCATTTCCATTTGGTGGAGATGAACAGAAGGCGGCTAGACAAATCTTCAATGATCAATTAGGTCTTGGTTTTAATCGTTCAAGATTGTGGATGACTAAGGCTAAAGTAACGCATAAGAATTTAACAGTTGCGATGCGTGACTTGGGACATGACGAATCAACTAAAGTGGATGGTAATATAATCTACACAGCATTACACATACCTAAAGACATTTTATCGTTAGAAGCCAAAAAAACTACATACAACAACTTCAAAGAATCACTAACTTCATTTATTCAAAATGATATGCAAGCCCAAGCGAATGACTTTGGTGAGGCGTTTAAAGATGAATTGGAAGATAATGAGGAGCTTGTTGCTAGTTTTGAGCATCTACCAGTAATGCAATTTATTGAGATTGAAAAATATACTGCTATTCAAGGCAGAGCAAAAGCATTAAATGATTTATTAAAAACTGGAGTACCAGATGAAGATGCATTGGATCTTTGTGGTTTTCCTAAAAACATGAAATTAAATGAAAGACAAGACCTCACAGCCGCAGGAGCAACAGCATCCTCCAATCAGTCCGGAGGAAGTCAAGAAAATGATGGAGCAACGGAATAAATGGATTAAGGAAGGCAAGGTTATAAAAAAATAGAAGTTATGAAAATTGAAGTACCTAAGTTTGCAACTAAAGAGGAAACCTTTAAATGGTTAGCTGATAATGTAGAGGAAAACATTTATGCAAAAAAGTCAAGTATTAAAGAGGCTGATTGTATGATTCCAACAATAACCAAAATAGAACATATTAATCATGCGGTTGATAAAGCAGAAGGCGGTGAAAGTGAGCCAGACATGATTAAGGTGCGTGCGGTTATTAACACAACAAATGTAATGGATAGTCATGGTGACGTTCATTTACCTAAGTTGTGGAATAAATCATTAAAAGAAAACAAGTACATCAAGCATCTTGAGGAACACAAAATGAGTTTCAGAACAATTATTGCTGATAAAGACGATTTAAAAGTGTTTACTAAAGAGTATGATTGGAAAGAACTTGGTATTGATGCAGAAGGTAAAACGCAAGCACTTGTATTTGATTCAAATGTAAGAAAAAGTCGCAATCCTTATATGTACGGTGAGTATAAAAAGGAAAATGTAGACAATCATTCAGTAGGAATGCAATATGTTAGTATTAAAATGGCAATGAATAGTGAAAATGAAGACCACGCTCAATATAAAGCGGAATGGGATAAACACTATGATAGCATTTTAAATAAAGCTGACGTTGATAGAAAAGGATATTTTTGGGCAGTATATGAAGCTAAAGTAAGAGAAGGCTCTGCTGTACCATTAGGATCAAACCATATAACACCCACTTTGAGCCGTACGAAGGACACTCAAGGCGAGGGCGAAGGAGAAGCCGTTGATAAAGCACTTCTACCATTTATTAATTTTTTAAATAAACAATAAAATTATGACACCAGAAGAAATTCAAAAAGGGTTGGAGGATAAATTTGCAGATGTGCAATCCAAACTTAAAGACCTACAAGACAAAGGTGCTAGTAAAGATGAATTGACAAAAGCAACAGAAGCTATCAAAGATCAAGGTATAGCGTTGCAATCATTCATTGATGCACAGAATCAAAAAGCCATGTTATCTTTTGAAGACCAATTTATGGGCTTTCTAGATGAAAACAAAGATGAACTTGAGCGCATTGCAAAAAACAGAAGCGGTGTGTTGGAGTTTATTCCAAAAGCAGTTGGAGATATGACAACAGGAAGCGGTACAGATCAGGATACAGTTCCTGTATCAGTTACAACAAGACTTTCAAATGTCGATTATAGAAATGATAACCCATTGATTGCATTGTGTACTTCATTCAACACAAACAGTCCTGCATTTGGATACACAGAGGTTGTGCCAAAAGAAGGTGGATATGCGTTTGTTGCAGAGGGAGCTACAAAACCTCAAATTGACTTCAAGTGGGAAAATCGCTATGCAGAACCGTTTAAAATTGCAGCTTATGAGATTTTCACAGAAGAATCAATTAAGGATGTGCCTCGTTTAATGAGTGTTGCAAAAGACTTTTTGAAAAAGAGACACGACCTTTACAAAGCAAATGCACTTTACTTCTCAGCTGGAACAGCAGGGATTCCAAAAGGAGCTACTGTTTACGGTAGAACGTTTGTTGCTGGAGATATGGCAAATAAAATTCCTATCAATACCGCAAACTTTATGGATGTTGTAAATGCAATCATCACAGATATTTATGTTACTCATAACTATACGGATGAAATGAATTACACTCCAAATATTGTTTTGGTAAGTCCAGTAGACTTCTTCTTGAATTTAGTTGCGGCTAAAGATACAAGAGGTTTGCCACTTTACCCACAAGCTGGATTATTCAACCAAGTAAGTATTGGTGGAATAACAATCAAGCCATGGGAAAAAATTCCTGCAGGAAAGATTTTTGTTGGAGATATGAGCAAGTACAACATTACGAATTACGTTCCTTATTCAGTTCGTTTAGGTTGGATTAACGATCAATTCATTACCAACAAGTTTACGATGGTAGGTGAAAGTAGATTCCACGCTTTTGTAAGAAACTTGGATGAGCAAGCATTTGTGTATGATGACATTGCGACTGTATTAGCCGCGATTGAAGCTGACGCATAAAAATAAATATTAACCTTAAATATAGTGTAAAATGAGAGTAAAAGTAGTTAAAGCGTTTGGAACCCATAAGGAAGGTGACGAACTGACAAACATGCATCCTTCAACCGTGAAGGCTTTAGGTAAAAGAGTAGAAGTTATTACCAAAGAGACTAAAAACGGTGGTGGACCAGATGATTTTTTCCAAGCAAAAACGCAAAAAAAATAAACCATGAGCCTAACACATAAAGAAGATTTTAAAGGACTTTATTATATACCAAACGCAACAG